CCCTAAGCCAACTAATGTAGCTACCTTTGCAAAAAAACAATGTGGTGGTATAATAGATACAACTAAGTACAAAATTTTATAGGAGACTAAAATGCCAAGACAAGAAGGTTTAAGACCAATCGGAGAATCTGTAAAAAAGATTATCGAAAAAATTAAAAAAGAAAGAGAAGAAAGACAAAAGAAATCTTCTTCTCCAAGAACACAACCTAAGTTGCCTGGTATGAAAATAGGAGGATCTATTGAAAAAGTCCCTGGCGGTTATGCAAAAGAAGGTTCAGGAAGAATAAGCGATAAAGGTTTAAAAGGACAAAGTCCACAAAAAGTTTTTGCTGATAAGGAGAAAAGAATGGAAAATGTTAAAAGTTTTGGAATGAAAAAGAAAATGATGAAAGGCGGAGAAATGAGAGAACCTAGAAGAGAAAAAGAAAAACAAGGTATACCACCAAAACCTACAACTAAACCAACAAGACCAAAACCAATGATGCCTCCTATAAAAAAGAAAAAAGATTCTGGTTATGACAAAACAAAAAATCAACCTAAGTCAGATTTTGGAGTTGAATACGATAAAGGCGGACCATCAAGACCAGGTAAAAATATAACTGGATATGCACTTAAAAAAGGTGGATTAACAGGCGGTCAAAAAAAACTTGACGCTAATAAAGATGGAAAAATTTCTGGAGAGGATTTTAAAATCCTAAGAGGAAAAAATAATAAAATGAAAGGTGGCGGAATCGCTATCAAAGGAACTAACTTTAAAGGAGTGTTTTAAATGGAAAAAATAAGAATGCATAAAAAAATGGCTATGACTGGTAAATCACCTGTTGGTAAAAAAATGATGGGTGGTGGCATGATGAAACCTACTGGTTATAAAATGGGTGGTGGAGTTAAAAAACCAGTTACAGTAAAAGAAATTACACCAAAAGGTAGAAAAGGCGTTTTAATTTATAAAGGTAAAGCAAAAGATTATAAGCCTGTTGGTAAAAACAAGTAAAGGATATGTTTAAATGGCTACATCAGGAACTACAGCATTTGATTTGTCAATTGATGACATCATAGAAGAAGCTTATGAAAGATGTGGTCTTCAAACTAATTCTGGATACGATTTAAAAAAAGCTAGAAACTCATTAAATATTCTTTTCTCTGAATGGGGAAATAGAGGCGTTCATCTATGGAAGGTTGAAAAACAAACTCAACTTTTAACATCTGGTACAGCGACTTATACAACTCCGTCGTCCACGAACGATGTTCTAGAAGCATATATTTCAACTGCTGCTGCACCAGGGTCTAGTGTTAATGATGTATCATTATCTAAAATTGATAGATCTACATACGCAGCATTGCCTAATAAAGGATCTACAGGGCAACCGTCACAGTATTTTGTAGATAGACAAACTACACCTACAATTACATTGTATCTAACTCCAGATGCAACAACATATACTTATTTGCATTATTATACCTTAAATAGAATTGAAGACGCGGGCGCGTACGGTAATACAGCTGATGTCCCCTTTAGATTTTTACCTTGTATGATCTCTGGTTTAGCTTTTTATTTATCTTTAAAATATTCACCAGATAAAACACAAGCGTTAAAATTATATTACGAGGATGAATTAAAAAGAGCTTTAGATGAAGATGGTCAAAGAACTTCTTTATTCATTTCACCAGCTAACTACTATCCAACGAGGAACTAATGGCACGATTTGCAAGAGGTAAAAATTCATTAGCGATATCCGACCGTTCTGGTCAAGCTTTTCCATATGTTGAAATGGTTAAAGAATGGAATGGATCCATCGTCCACATTTCGGAGTTCGAGCCTAAACATCCACAGTTAGAGCCTAAAATATACGGGGGTGATCCACAAGGGCTCCTGGACGCTCGACCACAACAGTTTCCATCAGATCAAATTGGTGGAGGAAATATGGTAGTGACTGCATTTCCAGTTGATGGTCAAAGTGATTCTGCATTTTCATCAGACGGTATGAGACCTAGTAGAAATATTAAACCTGCAATAGCAATGTATTTATCTAAAGTAACAGTGGAGATATCATAATGGCATTAACATTTTCAGAACTAGTCACAAAAGTAAGAGATTATACCGAAGTTGATTCAAATGTTTTAACCGATTCAATTGTTGAAGGATTTATTACAGATGTTGAATTAACTATATCTAGAGCTGTCGATGGCATGGATGTAGACCGTAAGTATTCTTTGTCTACATTTACTTCTGGAAATAGATATTTAGTATTACCTGCAGATTTATTATATTTAAGAGCTGTTCAAGTATTTGATTCTACTCAATCAGGGACTCCTAGAGTTTATTTAGAAAAGAGAGATCAAACTTTTATTTCTGAATATTCACCAGATACAAGTCCATTAGTAACTGGAGTTCCTAAATACTATGGATATTGGGACGAAAATCCAACATATATTCTTGTTGCACCAGCGCCGAGTGCTGCTTTTACGGTACAGATTAATTATATTAAAACACCTCAACATCTATCAGCTACGAATACAACAACGTATCTATCTCAATATGCTGAAAATTTATTATTCTATGGTGTAATGACTGAGGCTTTTGGTTTCTTAAAAGGCCCACAGGATATGTACAACCTGTACAAAAACCGTTATACTGAGGAATTGAAAACTTTTGCTATTCTTCAAAAAGGATACAGAAGAAGAGATGATTATAGTGATGGGGTGACTCGAATACCATTAGACTCACCTAGTCCTTAATAAAATTAACTAAGGAGTAACAATGGCAATAACAACAAACGCAATAGCGAATTCTTTTAAGAAAGAACTATTAGAAGCAAAACACAACTTTACACAAACAACTGGTGATAAATTTAAACTAGCTTTATACACTTCATCTGCAACTTTAGGTGCATCAACCACTTCATACACAACTGATAATGAAGTCGGAGCATCTGGTCAATATGCTGCAGGTGGTGGAGCTTTAGCAGTTGGATCTCAACAAACATCTGTAGCATCAGGTGTTGCGATCGTCGACTTTGGTGACAGATCGTTTACAGGGGTATCATTAACAGCTAGAGGTGCATTAATTTATAATACATCAAACTCAGATAGCGCAGTTGCTGTTTTGGATTTTGGTGGTGATAAAACTGCAACAGCTGGTACTTTCACTATTCAATTTCCTGACTTTACGACTTCTGCTGCTATTTTAAGAATTAGCTAAGAAGGTAAAGTTTAATGGCCGATACTTGGGGAACAGAACTTTGGGGACAAAATCAATGGGGCAATCAAAGTGATGCCATTGTTTCTGTAACTGGAGTTTCTAGTTCCACAAGTATTGGATCCTCAACTGCAACTGGAGAAATTAATGTAGGTTGGGGACGGCAAGAATGGGGTAACCAAGCCTGGGGTGATGCTTACACAGTTCAACTATCAGGTATTAGTTTAACATCAGCTATCGGAAACGAAGAAGCATTTACTGATTTTACAATTGAAGTAAATGGACTTGAATTACAGACAGAAATTAATTCAGTTGGAACTTCAGCTAATTCTGATAACGAAATAGCTCAAAGTGAATTATTAACCACGGGTATTGGTGATGTCACTGTTACAGGGACAGCATCTATTGATGTAACAGGTATTGTATTAACAAGTTCTGTAGGCCAAGTTGTTGCGGAACCTAGACTTGATGTTCCAGTAACTGGGGTAGAACTAACAGGTTTTGTTGGAAACTCAGACGCATTAGGTAATGCAAATGTTTCTGTAACAGGGGTTTCTTCAACAGTTTCTGCAGGGACTGCGGACGGTGTATCTGTTGCTGAAGCAACAGGGGTTTCTGCTACATTTAACGTAGGTCAAGTTACAGTAACTGGAACTGCAGTGGTTATTCCTACAGGTATAGGATTGACAGCTAATACGGGTTCGCCTAATATTACAACCTGGCGTGAAATAGACCCAGGAGTAACAAATACATGGACAGAGGTTGATTTAGCAGCTTAAAAAATGTATATTGTAGAAATTATAAGGAGCTAAAATGGCATCAAGTTATTCGACAGATTTAAAAATCGAACTAATGGTAACAGGGGAAAACTCTGGTACGTGGGGCGATAAAACAAATACAAACTTAAATTTAGTACAGCAAGCAATCGCAGGTTATCAAGAAATAGACGTTGCATCAGCAGATGTAACTTTAGCAATGACAGATGCTGCAATTTCAAATGCAAGAAATATGACTTTAAAATTTACAGGCACTCTTGCAGCAAATAGGATAGTGAACTTTCCTACAGGAATTGAAAAGTTTTTTAACATCGTTGATGGAACAGATCATGCAGGAAATACTTTAACATTTAAAGTAACAGGACAAACTGGATTTTTATTATGTGAAGGTCATTCATACATTTGTCATGCAGATGGAACGGACATCGTAAAAGATTTAGAATTTAAAAAATGGAGAGCAATCTCTTCAGCTGAAACAGTTCAAGCAGGTGCACAAATTTTAGCAGATACATCTGGTGGAACTTTAACAATAACTTTACCCGCTTCACCAGCAACAGGAGATGAAGTGACATTTGTAGATTCAAAATATAGTTTTGATACTAATGCCTTTACAGTTGGTAGAAATGGATCTAATATAACAAATGCAGCAGCCGACCTTGTTGTGAATACAGAAGGTGCAGGATTTACTCTTGTATATTCTGGCGATGCAACAGTTGGTTGGACTTATAAGGATAAATAATTATGGCAAACTACGAAGCAACTAGATACGATTTTGATGGAGCTAACCTTACAGGGATTGAGGGTATTCCAACAGCAACGATTGTGCCGTGGACGGATTCATCTGTACCAACAGGTTTCTTAGAATGTGATGGATCAGCTGTATCAAGAACTACATACGCAGATTTATTTGCAATTATCGGTACAACCTATGGATCAGGTAATGGTTCAACAACTTTTGATTTACCAGACTTACAAGACAATGTAGCAGTTGGAAAATCTGGAACTAAAGCATTAGCGACAACAGGTGGAGCAAACACTGTAACTTCAACTGGAAACGTTGGGGGTTCAACAGCAAACGCAACACTAGCTACCTCACAACTTGCATCTCACAATCACTTGATTGTTGGACAACCATTTACTGGTATGAGTTCTGCTTACCATAATGCTGCTATGGGTGGTGGATTTTATACAGGTAACAGAGGAGATGGTGGAGGTCACTCACACAATATGAGTGCAAACTTTGCAGGTGATGCAACATCAGTTGTTCAACCATATTTAACTTTAATTTATATAATTAAAACTTAGGAGATAAAATGGCAAGTAAAGGAAACTGGGCAGTAGTATTTGATGACAAAAAAATAACTAAAAATTATGCAGAGGGTGCTTCTGAAGGTATTGCTTTTAAAATAAATGATGATGATTTTTGGAATCAATCTAAGTTTTCTAATATTTGGGCTATTCAATATGGAACACCTAATACTTCAGATGAAGTAGAGTATAGAGATGAAACTCCTAATTCATCATATGCTGACGCTAATCTTGGAGATATAAGTCAATTTTCTACTAGATGGGATCCAATGTATTTGGCTAAAATCCAAAATGATTGGGATGTAAATCTTCTAGTTGTTAATGATGAAGTTGTACCCGAAACTGAAGCTGAAAAAATAGCTAGATTAGGCCCAAGACCTACTTCTTATTCTTCATAATCTTCAATAAATAAAGTAGCAGTAAATCTTATCATATTAGGAATATTACTTGCGTGTTGAGAGTGCCAATGATTTGATGGAAACAGTATTGCTCTATTTTCTCTAAAGCCAACATGAGTGTCTAATTCTAAATTATTATTATTATTTTTATTATAAAAAACTGTTCCATTTGTAACTGCTGTTATGCCTTTTAACATTATCATAATATTTATTTTAGCATCATCTTGATGTGGTTTAAAATGATCTAAATTTCTTTGATCTATACCTGAGGTATTAAGTATTTTGTTTATCTTAATTTTGAATTTTAATTCAGCCTGTTTAATAAATTTTTCTAATAATTCTGGTGTAGAATCTAAATAGTATCTATCTCCATAATAATTGTCTTTATTTTTTTCTTTTGTGTTGTCAAAAAACTGAGGTACATAAAAGGCTTTAGTTGAAGCAAAGTTTTGAATTTCAATTAAATCTTCTTCTTTAAAAAAATTATCTATTATTTTAATCATTTATTATTAATAAAAATTTGTATTGTTTTTCTAGGAACTGTTGATTTCATAACAGGAGTTACTTTGTGATTAAGAGGAGCCTTAATT